CACTCTCGTAGCCGGGTCGGTACTGCGCTATTCGGCAGCGCCTACTGCGCTTTTCGCGAATGGCTACACCTTTGCGCTTGGTCCCAAATTCGAGCGCTCCAAAACCAAGGTCGTTATCGGCACCCAAGTCGACGAGCTCGAAGTCAAAATCTATACCGAGCCTACAGATCTGATTGGCGGAGTGCCGTTTCTGCAAGCGGCCTGGCAGGGACAGCTCGACGGCGCACTCCTGCAACTAGAACGGGCATTCATGTCGACCTACGGCGACACGAGCCCGGGAACCGTGATCCTCTTCGCCGGCCGCATTTCGGATATCGACTGTACCCGTACTGGCATCGACCTCAAATGCCGCTCGCATCTCGAGCTCCTGAATATCCAGATACCGCGCCGGCTGTGGCAGTCATCTTGTACTCACACCTTCGGCGATGCGATGTGCCAGTTCGACCGGTCCACCATGCAGGCAACATTTTCGGCCGGGCCCAGCTCAAGTGAAGTTCAAATCGCCACCTCCGTCAATCCAACTCCGCCGAACCTTTATATTCAAGGAACCGTAATTGGGGTCACCGGCGCAAATGCCGGATCGAGCCGCACGGTCGCAAACATGGCCGGCGGCTGGATTTATGTAAAGCTGGCATTTCTCTCGCCCATCCTAACGAATGACCAATTCCAACTGCTCCCAGGTTGCGACCGCACACTTTCGACCTGTACGAATGTCTTTAATAACGTCATTCACTTCGGCGGCTTTCCCTTCATCCCGACGCCGGAGACGGCGGTATGAGCCGGAGGTCAATGGTTGTTGCCGAGGCGCAAACCTGGCTCCGCACACCCTATCATCACATGGGCCGGGTCAAGGGCGGCGGCACCGATTGTCTGATGCTGCTCGCTGAAATCTACCGAAACGCGGGGGTGATCTCGCACATCGACGTCCCGTTCTATCCGCCTGATTGGCACCTGCATCGCGACGCCGAGCGCTACCTCGAGGGGCTGATGCATTACGCGCGAGAGGTTGAGAACTCGCCTCGGGAAGGCGATGTCGCAGTATTCAAATTCGGGCGCTGCTTCTCACACGGGGCTGTCGTCGTCTCATGGCCCAGGCTCATCCACGCATGGTGGGATGCCGGAGTTGTCTGCGGTGCTGCCGACCAGCCGCCATTGAGCGGCCGTCCGGTCCGATTTTTCGACCCCTTTCCCATTCTCGAACTCTGACAATAAAACATGGGTGGCATTCTCGGCGGCGGGTCTAATGCCAAGCAACAAAAGGCGGTCGGCTCGCTGCAATTCCAAACCTCGCAACAGGGTGGGGTTATCCCGCTCGTCTACGGTACAACCCGCGTCTCGCCAAATCTGATCGAATACGATGATTTCAAAGCGGCGCCATCATCGCAACAGAGCGGTGTAGGCAAAGGTGGTGGCGGCGGTAAAGGTGGCGGACAGCAATATAAATATAGTGCCTCGGTTATTCTGGGCGTGTGTCAAGGGCCGATTTCCGGCATCGGCTCGGTATGGTGGGACAAAAATATCGGAACGCTGTCCTCGTTGCCGGCCGCTGTTTATCTCGGAAGCGACGGACAGGCGGCAGATCCGTATTGGGAAACACGCCATGCCGACGAGGTCCTCGGCTATTCCGGAACCGCAACTATCGTGGCCAACAATTTCGCGATGGGTAACACGGCGACCCTTCCGAATTTCTCGTTCGAGGTGGAAGGCTTACTGTCGCTGAGCGGGACCAACGGGTTTGACGCAAATCCCGCTGCGATTGTCTCCGACTTTCTCACTAATCCACGTTATGGAGCCGGCTTTCCGGCCACTAATCTGGGTGATCTCAGTCTCTATTCAGCGTATTGCCAGGCTCTTGGCCTCGTGTTGTCGCCGCTGCTGGACACGCAGCAAGAAGCGCAACAACATCTCGGCGATATCGTGAAGCTCACCAACAGCGCTATTGTATGGTCGGGCGGACTGTTGAAGATCATTCCCTATGGCGATCAGCCCGTCATTGGCAATGGTGCCGCCTACGCGCCAGATACTACCCCTCTTTACAGCCTCGGCGAGGATGATTTTATCATCCAGGAATCGAGTGTCGGGACAAATGCCGGGGTAACCCCGGGCGGGCCGGCGCTGCGATCGGGATCAGGGCCGATCACCGGCGGTTTCAGCGATGATCCAATCCATATTATGCGGTCGACCCCAGCCGACGCCTCCAATTCCATTCAACTTGAGTGTCTCGACCGATCGAATAACTACAACACTGCGATTGTCGAGACTTTCGATCAAGGGGCAATCGACCTTTACGGCGTACGCCGCGACAGCTCGCTGAAGGCACGGGCTATCGTCGATCCGTTCAACGTCGGCCCAATAGTCGCCCAACTTCTATTACAACGAGCATTGCTATTTCGCAACACGTACACCTTCAAACTTGGATGGAAATATTGTCTGCTCGAACCGATGGATCTCGTAGAGATCACCGATCTCCGGCTCGGGGCTTCGGCGTTGATTGTGCGGGTTACCGCAGTGGAGGAGGATGACGAGGGCACGCTGTCGATCACGGCAGAAGATTTCTTCGGCGGATACTCGACAGCGACGCTGTATCCGAATCAGTCGAGTTCCGGCTATGTCCCGAATTGGAATTCGCCTCCAGGGGACATCAACGCGCCGATCATTTTCGAGCCTCCTGCCGCGCTGCTGACAGGCAGCCTGGAGATCTGGGTTGCGCTTTCGGGTGGCGCGAATTGGGGGGGAGCCCAGATTTGGATCTCCAGTGATGGCAGCTCCTATGCCCTCGCCGGGGCTGTGAACTCATTGGCGGTGCAAGGGGTATTAACGGCCGATTTGCCGCCGCATTCCTCACCCGATGCCACCAACACACTCTCAGTAGATCTGACCGAAAGCCAGGGTCAGCTTGTCTCGGTCTCCAGCACCGATGCCGGCAATCTCGTCACTCTCTGCTACGTCGGTGGTGAGCTTCTCGCCTACCAAACCGCGACGCTCACCGCGGCCAGTAAGTATGCGCTGAACACGCTTTATCGCGGCGCTTACGGCAGCACGATAACCGATCATCCGCCGGGAACCTTGTTCGCGAAGCTCGACGGATCCATTGGCCGGTTCTCTTATCCGAATACGCTGATCGGTCAAACGATCTATTTGAAATTCGCGTCGATGAATATTGTCGGCGGCGGATTACAGAGCTTAAACTCACTTCCTGTATACACATACGCCGTCAAAGGAACCGGGCAGCCCTCTTCGATAATCGTGAGCGGCTCGTTCAGCGGCAGGCCGACGGCAAACCTCGTACTCCAAAATTATGTCTTCGCCACCGCGGTAACTGTGCCCGCCGGGCTTTCCGGCAGCCGTGGCACCGCTGCAGCAGTCGCGACCGCGTCAACGACATTCAACATCCAGAAGAACGGCGCGAACGTCGGAACTATGGTTTTCGCCGCATCGGCTGCCGCGGCCACATTCACGATGAACTCAGCGACCCTATTCAATGCCGGCGACGTGCTGACCGTGATCGCGCCCGCCTCGCCCGACGCGACTCTGGCGAACCTCGCATGGACCATCATGGGAATTATGCAATGAAGCTCGAATCCTGGCACAGTACCGAAGACAAACGGCGTTGGAAAATCGTACGCACCGACGACTATACCGACGTGGCGGGGGAGATCATTACGGCCGACGAGGCTACCGGTGAATGCTGCATTCAAGTCGGCGGAGAAACCAAAACGCTGAGCTTCGGGCCTCGCGGGATCAGGATCGTCGGTAGGCGGCGATGAATGGCGAATCGAGGCTCCCGCGGGTTCGTTTTAATCCAGAAGTAAATCTCGGACACATCCTGCAGATCATCGCCCTCACTGGAGCGGTAGTGACCGGATATGTCAGTCTGCAGCGCGACATGGCGTCAATGCGCGCCGAATACCAAGTCGCGATTGCCGGCTTCGAGTCGCGCTTGACCGTGGCAGAGCATGCCATCGTCGAACGCCGCCAGGAGGATCGCGAGTTCGCGGCCGAGATGCGCGCCGCAGTGGTGGATATCCAAAAGGGACTCAATAATCTGCAGCTACAGCTTCTCGAGCGTCCGAAGGCGAGATGACCCGCGTGTGGTGCTTGGCGATCGTTTTCTTGCTGTTCGGCTGCAGCTCGCCGCCAATCAACCCATCTACGTTTGTGGCCGCGC